GCGCCTCAAGTTGGTAGTATTAGTGGAACTAAGGTTAGGAACTTACTCGGAAATCCCAAGATTGATGATAGTGAAAGAGAAAAACTTTTCAAAAAAACATTTGGATATTTTGATAAAGGTGTTTATAATATGATGAGAAATAAATTCAAAAAGTTATTTGAATCATATGAACTTACAGATGAATTAATAAAAGATTTTCTATTAGAGGTTACTGGAACACCAGCTGGAAATTTAGATGACGGTCCTTCAACTTATTATAAGAGTTTGGGTGCTTATAAGAAAACATCTAAAGAATGGCTGGATTCTATTTATAAAGACGCTGGTTGGAAAGTTGTAGACTACGTTTATAGAGATGGTATAATAGCACCAGAGGATAATGTTGCTAAAGCTGATAGAATGTATACAAGAAGAAAAGATAACAAAGATCACTATACATCTGTAGCATTAACTTATTTAGATCATGGTCAAAACGCGGGCTCTACTAGAGCAGTAAACAAATATAAAGATTGGATGGAAAATGTTGTAAAACCGCTAGGGTGGCAAATAGTAGATTGGATGGGTACTGAAGCTGCTATAGATAACATGATTGGTTCATTATTTGCAGCTGGTGCTTCCGCACAAAGTTATGATATAAATGATAATTTTTCTGATGTAGTAAATAATGTTATTGAACCAGTTAATGAACAAATTAATTCAAAAAATCAATTAAGACAAAGAAGTAAAGAAAAGGAGTTATTACTTATGGGTGGAGCTTATGGACACCTAAATCATCCTTTTGATGATAAAAATTTATCGTTTGGGGACTTTAAGACACTAATTATTAATACACTACAAGGTAATCTTAGTAGTGAGGGAACTGTTACTGAAAAGACAGATGGCCAGAATATTATGATTACTTGGAAAGATGGTAAGCTTAGAGCGGCAAGAAATAAAGGTCATATAAAGAATTATGGTGCTGGCGCATTAGATATTAATGGTGTAAAGAATATGTTTTCTGGTAGAGGTGATATTGAGAAAGCATTTGTTTTTGCTATGAGAGATTTACAAAAAGCAATTGGTGGGTTGAATCAAAAACAAAAAGATAAAATATTTGCAGAAGGCAAAAAGTTTATGTCGTTGGAAGTGATATATCCAAAAACAGCAAATGTGATACCTTACGATAAAGCACTTTTACAATTCCATGGAACAATGGAGTATGATGCAAATGGTACACCCATCGGTTCAGATAGAGGAAGTGCGGGAATGTTGGCTGGTATGATAAAACAAATAAATCAAAATGTACAAAAAACATTTACTGTTAAGGGTCCATTTATTACGAATTTGCCAAAGGTTAAAAACTTTTCACAAAGACAAAGTTACTTTTTAGGTAAGTTGGTTAAGTTACAGAATCAATTTAGATTAAAGGATAGTGATACATTGGCTGATTATCACCAAGCTTATTGGACGGAGTATATTTATAATGGCGCTAAACAAACTGATTATCCTAACCCAAATAATGATATTCTTGTAAAACTCGTAAGACGGTGGGCGTTTTTGGATAAGTCGTATAAAGTGCCACAAATAAGAAAAGATTTAAAAGATTATCCTACATTTTTAAATTGGGTGTTGAGTACAGATAAAATAGATTTACAGAGATTACAGAAACAGCATATCAGAGATTGGGAAGTTCTTTTCTTTGAGTTAGGTGCTGAGATATTATCCAATCTTAAAGACTTTATTGCTGCTAATCCAAGTAAATCTGCACAAAAAATAAAGAAAGATTTGACTAGTGCTATTGGTAAGGTTAAAACGTCTACGGATCCAAAAGTATTAAACACCTTAAAGGTCCAATTGGATAGATTAAATGCTATAGGTGGCTTAAAATCTGTAGTTCCAAGTGAGGGTATTACATTTATGTTTAAGGGTAAATTATATAAATATACTGGAGCATTTGCACCAGCAAATCAAATATTAGGAATGTTAAAATTCGTATAGGAGTTACAATGGGATATAGTAAAGAATCAGAGAGACAAAATGAAGTATTAGGTGATTTATTAGCTGGAAGAGAACCTGAAAAACGAATAATGGTAGGTTACGGGGGCGCTAAAGAAAAAGGTGGTGATAAGATTAGTCATTTAACCGATATTATGAAAGAAGCTAGAATGCCATGGTTTTGTCCAGAATGTAAAAAGGTGATGAAGCAAAAACTTGATGATAAGTTTTGGAGAATGTTTAACCATTGTTTTGACTGTCAAATACAATTTGAAAATAAACTTCGTATTGCTGGAACATATAAAGAATGGGAAGAAAACAAAATAAGAGAAAATAAAATTGCTTATATTAAAGATCAAATTGAAGCTATTAAGGAATGGAGAAATATGAAAGGTCCTGAATTTTATAATAATGTTGGTGTTAATTTTCCTGAATTAGAGAAGGAAAAATGGGATGTTGATATGGATAAAGTTCATAGAGAAGCAGATGAAGCTATAAAAAAATTTACAGAAGTTTTAGATGAATTGGAGAACATGGAATGAAAATTTGGAAATTAATACTTGGATTTTTTGGTTTAGTTGGTGGACTTTTTGCAGTTAATGCTACGAAAAGTAAAAAAGTAAAAGAACTTAAAAAGGTCATCAAAGAAAATAAAAAAGAAGAAAAGAAAGTTGAAAAACAAATTAAAGAATTAGAGGTTGCAAAAACTGCTTCTAAAAAAGAAGTTGGTAATTTAAAAAGAAAATTAACTAATAGCAAAAAGAAAACTCAAAAAATGGAAGAGGCTTATGAAAACGATGAAGTCGAATCAGCTGAAGATTTTTTGAGACAATTTGCTAAAAAATAGGGAGAAATAAAATGTCAGATATGCATGAATCACCGTCAAATTACGATGACTTTCAAAAGAGAGGGCATCCAGGTAAATTTTATGCTACTACAACTGTAGCAGATGGAATGACTGCTTATACAGGTTCAGCTTATGGTTGGAATGCTGCGATAGTAAAAACTCATGGTAGCGCAGTATTTCATTTATCAGGGGGTGGAACGATACCAGCCGAAAATTTAACTGCTGGTGTAGTATACGAATTTTCTTTACAGAAAATAACTGCTGCTTCTAGTGCTACAATTTACCTTTTAAAGACAAAAGAGTAAATGGGGATTAGTATGAAAATATTAAAATATTTCTTGATATTCTTTTTTGCTTTATCAATGGCAGATGGGCAAGATATAAAGAAAGATGGAAAGACACCAAAAACATTTACTTATGATGAAGCATTAGAAATGTTGAAAGCTCGTGATGCTCAATGGGAAGGTAAATTAGCTAAAGCAGATTCACTAATAGAATCTCAGAAAGTTGTTATTGCTGATGGTGAAAAGTTGATAACGGAATTAGAAGAATATTCTAAAGTAGAATCAATTTTATCAGAAGCAAAAAGTAAGCAGATTCAATTATTACAAGCACGTGATAAGTCAAACGAAGAACTTATAAAAACACTTCAACCCAAGTGGTATCAGAATCAGTATCTTTGGTTAGGGATAGGATTTATTTTAGGAAAGATATAATGAAACCTGCACCACTAAAAGAAGTCATTAAAAAAGAGTATGTGAAATGCGCTCAAGATCCAACATACTTTATGAAAAAGTATTGTGTTGTTCAACATCCGATGAAAGGTAAAGTTCCTTTTCATCTTTATGAATACCAAGAAAAATCATTAGAGATTTTTGAAGAACATAGATTTAATGTCATACTCAAAGCTCGACAATTAGGGCTGTCCACGTTAACTGCTGGATACTCTTTATGGATGATGACTTTTCATGGTGATAAAAATATATTGGTAATTGCCACTAAACAGGATACTGCTAAGAATTTGGTTACTAAGGTTCGAGTAATGCATGCTAATTTACCAAATTGGTTAAAGCAGAAGTGTGTTGAGGATAACAAACTGTCGTTGAGATATATAAATGGTTCTCAAGTAAAAGCAGTTGCTAGTGGTGAGGAAGCTGGTAGGTCAGAAGCTCTATCATTACTAATATTGGATGAGGCTGCTTTTATTGATAAGATTGAAACGATATGGGCTGCTGCTTCACAGACACTATCTACTGGTGGTCAATGTATTGCACTTTCTACACCCAATGGTGTTGGTAATTGGTTTCACAAAACTTGGGAAGGTGCTGAAAATGGAACAAATGATTGGAACTTTATCAGATTACATTGGAATTTACATCCCGAAAGAGATGATGAGTGGAGAGCCGAACAAGATAAATTATTAGGTCCGTCACTAGCTGCACAGGAATGTGATTGTGACTTTATTACTTCTGGACAATCTGTTATTGATGGTGTTATATTAGAGGAGTATAGAGAAACGCATGTACAAGATCCATTAGAAAAAAGAGGAATAGATAGTAACCTTTGGGTATGGCAACCGCCAAACTATACAAAAGATTATGTATTGAGTGCTGACGTTAGTAGAGGAGATGGTACAGATTATTCTGCTTTTCACGTTATGGAAATAGAGTCTATGGAACAAGTTGCAGAATATAAGGGTAGAATATCTACTAAAGATTTTGGTAACTTATGTGTAAATGTTGCCACAGAATATAATAATGCTTTATTGGTAGTGGAGAATAACAATATAGGTTGGGCAGCTCTCCAACAATGTATTGATAGGGGTTATGAGAACTTATTTTATATGAGTAAAGATTTAAAGTATGTAGATACAGAACATCAGATGTCTAATAAATATAGAATATCAGATAGGAATATGGTGGCTGGATTTAGTATGACAATGAAAACAAGACCATTAGTTATATCTAAATTAGAGGAATATTTCAGAGAAAAGTCAGTAATTGTTCGTTCAAATAGATTAATTGATGAACTTTTTGTATTTATATATAACAATAATAAAGCTGAAGCGATGCAGGGATATAATGATGACTTAGTAATGAGTTTTGCTTTGACTCTTTGGGTAAGAGATACTGCATTAAGGTTAAGAGCAGAGGGTATAGAATTAACTAAGAGAACTTTAAGTGGTGTATCATCGCAAATGATACCAATAAAACCAAACTATGAAAATGATTCTTGGGATTGGGATATAGGTCCTAATGGAGAAAAAGAATCATTAGATTGGTTAATTAAATAAGAGGTAAAAAATGGCACAAAAAGACATATTTTCAAGACTAAAACGGTTATTTTCTACAAATACAATTGTTAGAAACATTGGTGGTAGAAAACTCAAAGTTGTAGATACGGGAAAATTACAAGGCTATGTCCAAACTAATTTAGTTGATAGATACCAAAAAATATATGGTAGCGGAGGCTCTGCCGGACAATGGGGATATGGTGATCAATTATATCAACAACAATTAAGATTGGGATTATTTAAAGATTATGAATCAATGGATTCTGATGCTATAGTTGCTTCAGCATTGGATATATATTCAGACGAATCCACTATGAAAAATGAGTATGGTGAGATATTATCTATAAAAACTGATAATGATAATATCTATGATATTTTACATAATCTTTTTTATGATGTTATAAATATCGAATTTAACCTTTGGCCTTGGATTCGTAATATGAATAAGTATGGTGATTTCTTTTTACAATTAGAGATTGCTGATAAGTATGGTATTGTTAATGTAGCGCCATTGTCTGCCTATGATATAGCTAGGCTTGAAGGGCATGATGAAGATAATCCACAAAATGTTCAATTTTTACTAACACCAAATACAGATGCGAATCGTCATACTGTAAGAAAACAAAAAGAGTTGACATTTGAGAATTATGAAATAGCACACTTTAGACTACTTTCAGATGCTAATTTAGTACCTTATGGTCGTTCTATGATGGAAGCTGGAAGAAAAGTTTGGAAGCAATTAATGTTGATGGAAGATGCTATGTTAATTCATAGAATCATGAGGGCTCCAGAAAAAAGAATTTTTAAATTAGATATTGGAAACATACCACCTGCTGAGGTTGACAATTATATGCAACAAGTAGTTAATAAGATGAAGAAGGCTCCTGTTATTGACGAGCAGACGGGTGATTATAATTTACGTTATAATATACAAAACTTAACAGAAGATTTCTTCTTACCAGTTCGTGGTGGTGATAGTGGAACTGCTATCGAATCTTTATCAGGTTTAACTTATGAAGCGGTTGAAGATATTGAATATTTGAAAAATAAACTACTAGCATCTCTCAGGGTTCCAAAGGCTTTCTTAGGATATGAGGAAGGATTGGGTTCTAAAGCTACGTTAGCTGCTGAGGATGTTAGGTTTGCCAGAACAATCGAAAGAATACAAAGAATCGTAGTTAGTGAATTAACTAAGATTGCTGTAGTTCATTTGTATGCTCAAGGATATAGAGATCAAGAGTTAGTTAATTTTGATTTACAATTAACAAATCCATCTACAATTTACGAACAAGAAAAAATTGAGTTGTGGAATGAAAAAACCTCTTTAGCTTCATCTATGATAAGTGACGGGATACTTTCTTCGGAATGGATTTATAAAAATGTTTACAATTTTACAGAAGAAGAAATTAAAGAAATGGATGAACAGGTGACATTTGATTATAAAACTAAGTTTAGACGTTCACAAATTGAAATGGAAGGTAACGATCCTGCTAAAAGTGGTCAATCGCAAGGAACACCATCAGATCAAGCTATGGGAAGAACTGGTCACGAGTTAGATGATGAGGGCGGTTCGGAAGAAGGTGGACAGCCAGGTGCTGGTCGTCCTAAAGAAGCTAATAAATATAGTAAGGATAGTGGTGCGAGGGGCAGAGATCCACTAGGCGCACATGATAAAAAGACATCATATGGGGCTGTTGCTTCTGCGCACTATGAAACATTATTTAAACACATGGGTACAGGGGCTAAATCTTTATTATCTGAATCCAGTGAGGTTGAAGAAGAGTATAATACTGAAGTATCTACTGTTAATACTAACAAAAATTGATTAATCATATATTTATATATGAAGAATTGTATAAATGATTGGAGTTTAATATGAGTTCAAACAAAAAGCACTCTAAAATCCGTAATACTGGAATTTTATTTGAGTTGCTGACAAGACAAATTACGGTTGATGTACTGAATAACAATAAAAAAGCTCAGGCAGCTAATATTCTTAAAGAATTTTTTAATAAGAAAACCCAATTGGGCAGGGAATACGAATTATATAAAGTATTGACTACCGAAAATTATAAATCTGAAAATAAGGCTAATCATTTAGTGGATGCGGTTGTAGATGCTCGTAAAAAATTAAAAGAAACTTCTTTAAAAAGAGAGAAATATAATTTAATTAAAGAAATTAAGAAAAATTATGACGTGACCGATTTTTTCATGGCTAGAATTCCAAACTATAAAGTAAATGCTTCAATTTTTAAGCTTTTTAATTCCAATCTAAATGAAAGCCCAGCTCAAAAAACTGAAAATCGTTTTACGATAGTGGAGCATATTACAAGAAAGACAATTTCTAATAAAAAGAAAGAAAAAGCTATTACCGAAGGCTATAAAAAACAAGAAAAAGACTTGAGATTACTGGCATATGGTATTTTAGTCGAAAAATTCAATAAAAAATACAGTTCTTTAAGTAAAGAACAAAAAACATTACTCAGAGAGTATATAAACAACATTTCTAACACAAATTCTTTGAAAGAATTCATTGAATCGGAAACTGTAAAGGTAAAATCTAAACTCCAATCATTTTTACCTTCAGTTGATGATAAAGTTACAAAAATAAAGCTAAACGAAGCTGTAAATCAAGCAGATACCCTTATGAAAGGTAGAATCGTTGAGGACAAGCAAGTAGTTACACTAATGCGCTATTATCAATTAGTTAAGGAGCTTAAAAATGTCAAAAATGGATAAACTCAAAGAGATTATTCGCGAATTAGTCCGTAAAGAGCTTGAAGAGGCTACCGTTACTGGTAATATGGAAGGTGGGGAAGGTTCACCGAAAACTCCATATGCCTTTGGAAATAAAAAGAAGAAAAAGAAGGAAATTTCTACTAATTCTACGGGATATAATGTAGTTAAGGAAGGAA